TGGCGTAGGTGATCGATTGGGGATCGGCGAACACGTCGGTCTCCTGTGTCTTTTATGAAAAAGGGTACGAACCTGTGCTAGAGCCTCGTCAGGCCTAGCGCCGACAAGATAGAGATCTGATAAGGCGAAAGCCCATCAGAAGTCTTGTCGGGACCGAAGGGGTGAAACCCGGCAGTTCTGACCTTCTGCTCGTCGACGTAAGTCGACTTGTAGGTACGGTCAGAGCCATCATAATCCTGACCCAGCTCGGTTGAACCGATATGGGTAATGTTATGACGGCCCGGATACATGACGGTGGCATTACAGGTAACTGTTGTTCCTGTATGCCGCATCGTGTATCCGTACAACTGAACCAGGTTGTCGACTGCGGATGGACTCAACATGGCGGCGATGCCACCAATGTTAGAGAACCAGTCCGCAAGCCAACTCCAGGGCATGGCTCCAAGGAGAGTGGCAGGCGTTGGTAACGCTCCACTCAAGATGGCCATAGCCCGCAGCCTCCACAGGCCTGACATCGGGTTTGGAATCCAATACCTATAACAGGCATTGTACCAAACCTTCTCCCAGGTTACTGTGGACTTCGTGTAGTACGTCTTAGCACCAAAAGTGCTAGGCGTACCGTTGCCACCAAACACGTTGGCATAGGCCGAACTGAAAACAGTTGCGGCCATGTCAATCGAGTTGGTGTCAACCAGAACAGTTCGTCGCCGGATAGGCTTACCGTTTTGTGCGATAAGCTTCCGGAGCTGTTCATCCAATGATCCACAGAGAGCGACGAGCTTTCTGAGATCATTGATGAACGGCCTCCAACCAAATTGCACGTTCAGATATTCATGACCAAGGTCCTTGAATCTCTGAACCATGCCCTTCAGGTAAGCCGGGATGCTTGTTAAAGGCATCTCGTGCAAACCATTAAAAGGGATGGTTGGAAGCCCGTCACGAACGATCTCCGTCAGACCGACCAGGAGATCCGCCTTCGGCGTCCCTGGACGAGTACGATTGTACCCGTTCAGAGAATAGCCTACGGCGGCATCCATAAGGGCGGTCTGCGCGGACTTGTCCGTGGCAGGCATGACGAATGGGGGGCAGCCCGCGACACCCGCTGACGAAGCGTATGTCTGGACACCATTTGACCGGAAGGACTTCCTTATCTCACCTTGTTGGTGGATAAGAGAGCGCCTAACGACCATAAATGGACCCCCGCCACTCCAGGAACCATTACGTTTCCTGTAGTGACCCTCTGACACGAGAAGCCCGCTGAAAGTCTGACACAGCAATTGATTGGCGCCATTGGTACCGTATTCAACGGTCCAATGTCGATAATCAAAGCGTGGCATGTACTTCAGCAACTTAGCTGCCCCCTTTCGGTGGTAAGGTAGAGGCGAAGGCCCAGGGCAAATACCCTAG